AGAGCACAGAACGGATAGACGGCATCGTGTCGCTAGTCATGGCCATCGGGCTGTGGCAGAAGGCAACCGCAGCCACGCCGGAACAGTCCTGGGACATCGTGACTCTATGAGCGAAAACGCCGCCGCCGACTTCAAGATGTTCGACCTGCGTGGCATCGACTGGCCTGAGGTGAGCTCAAGCCGCACGCCTTCCGGCATTCGCGTCAACGCTGACAACTCCATGGCGTGCTCGGCCTACACGGCCTGCATCCGAGTCATATCGGATGCGGTATCAAGCCTGCCGCTGCACGTGTTTGAGCGGCTGGCCAACGGTGGCAAGGCCAAGGCCACGAGCCACCCCATATACCGGCTGCTACATATGCAGCCCAACCCGTGGCAGACGGCTCAGGAGTTTCGGGATTGGATGACCGGCATGTATCTGCACTACGGTGCGAGCTACGCCGAGATCCGCCCTGGTCCTCGAGGTGCTGTCTCGGAACTGTGGCCGCTGCACAGTTCGCGGATGGAAGCCGAGCGACTTGAGAACGGCACGCTGCGGTACATCTACCGTGAGCCAAGTGGCCGGCAGACGGTCTATAGCCAGGAGCAGATCTTCTGCCTGCGGTTCACCACCGAGGACGGCATTAAGGCCATTCCGACGTACAAGCTCTTTCAGAATGTGCTTGGCCTTTCGCAGGCTCTTGAGGCTCATGCCGCCACGTACTTTGGCAACGGGGCACGCCCTGGCGTGATCCTTGAAAGCAGCAACCCGATTCCCACAGACGCGGCCGAGCGATTGCGAGAGAGTTGGGAGCGAATGCACAGAGGCAGCGACCGAGCTTTCAGAACGGCTGTATTGCCTGCGGGCATTACGGCCAAAGAGCTAAGCAGCAGCAACGAAGCTGCCCAGATGCTGGAGAGCCGGGCGTTTAGTGTGATTGAGTGCTGCCGTCTTTTTCGTGTTCCGCCGCATTTGATTCAAAGCCTGGAGCGGAGCACGTTTAACAATATCGAAGTTCAATCGGTGGAGTTTTTGCAGCATTGCCTACTGCCGCACTTGAAGCGGTGGGAAGCAGCCATCAGCCGCGACTTGATCGTGGATGACGAGAAATACTTTGCTGAGCACAGCGTGAGCGGCCTGCTTCGCGGCGACCACGCGAGCCGGTCTGCCTACTACGTTTCTGCCCTGCAAAACGGCTGGATGACAGTAAACGAGATTCGTGAGCTCGAGAACCTCAACCCGATCGGCCCGCAAGGCGATCAGCACTTCATTCAGTTGAACATGACCACGCTGGAGAAGGCGGGCGAGCCACAGCCGCAAGATCCGCAGCCGATGCCCCAGGACACGCCGGGCGAGCCAGCGGACGGCACGCCAGAAGACGATGCCGAAGACACGACTACCGCCCAGGAGGTGCCGACGAATGGAACTTGAGCGCCGCGACTTCGCCTTTGACGAGACTGACGAGCTCATCGTTGAGCAGCGTGCTGACGGCCGGGCAGCCATCATCGGCTACGCCGCCGTCTACAACCGCATGAGCCTTGACCTGGGCGGGTTTAAGGAAGAAATCCTGCCGGGTGCTTTCGACAAGGTGCTGAGCCGCCAGCGTGGCAAGCAGGACGTGGTGGCCCTGTTCAATCATGACAGCAACATCGTGCTCGGTCGCACTTCGAGCGGCACGCTGGAACTCACCAGCGACAGCAAGGGCCTGCGGTACGTGGTCACTCCACCCGTGAGCCGTGCCGACGTTCTTGAGCTCATCGCTCGCAAAGACGTTGCTGGCAGTTCATTCGCGTTCACGGTTGGCAAGGAAGGGGAAGCGTTCCGCACTGGCGACGGTGGCCAAGCCATCCGCCAAATCCGCGAGGTGAGCGGCCTGTATGACGTTGGCCCAGTGCTCACGCCTGCGTACCCGTCAACGTCTGCCAGCGTCGCCATGCGTTCCTATGAGGCATGGATTGCATCGCAGTCCGCCGAAGAGCCGGCAGTTCGGGCGGTTAGTTCGCGTTCGGCCTTGCGGGGCGTCGCCGCCGCCTGGGCTGCCACCTTAAGGTTGAAGAATGTCTGAGGCCCGCTGCACCTGCGGCGAGAAGTTGCGGTGCCGTTCCTCTCGCCCGTGTGGCGAAGAGCGTCAGCAGTATTTGCGTTGCCCACGCTGCGGCGCTCGCGGCGTGGTGTTTGTAAAAACAACACATTCGGAAGTCCGGTTCTGCAAGAGGCCGGCACGCTAGAGGCACAGTGGAATCCATCGGCAATACCGCCGGCGGAGATATACCACGTGGACAACCTCAAGAAGCTGCAGGACGAGGCCGTTAACCTCGCCAACCGTATCGACGCCGTGCGTGCGATCGAGAGCACCGATGCCGACAAGATTGCCGAGCGCGATCTTGAACTCGAGGCGATGAACACCGAGGCCGGCAAGCTGGCCAAGCGGATCGACTTTGAGAAGTCGGTGGCCGAGTCGGCCAAGAATCTCCGCAGCGTGGTTGACCGCTGCACGCCCGCCCCCGAAGTGACCGAAGAGCGTAGCGAGAAGGTCCGCGTCGAGGCGGTGCCGTTCTCGGGCCGGCTCCGTGCGTTTGAGAACGCCAAGGACGCCTACTCGGTGGGCATGTGGTTCAAGGCGAAGGGCGGCGACGCCGACGCCAAGCGGTGGTGCCAAGACCACGGCGTTGAGGCTCGTGCCCAGGGCTCGACCGGCAGCACCACTGGCGCGGCTTTCGTGCCTGATGTTCTCTCCTCGACCGTGATCCGACTGGTGGATCAGTACTCGGCCTTTGCTCAGAACGCCACCAACGTGGTGATGCCGAGCGACGTGCTTCTCTTTCCTCGCAGAACCGCGGGTTCCACCGCTTATTGGGTTTCTGAAAACACTGCTATCACTGCCAGCGACCCCACTTCTAATCAGGTGACTCTGACTGCGAAGAAGGTCACGGGCGCGGTGGTCATCGCGTCGGAGCTCCTGCAGGACTCCATCGTGTCGATTGCCGACTGGATCGCTGCAGAGCTGGCGCTGACGCTTTCCAACGCCGTGGAAGAGGCTGCGTGGAGCGGCAACCCAAGCAACGCTCCGGCGGTTGCTGGGCTCGTCACGACCTACACGGGTGGCCTGCTGGCGGCGTCTGCTGCCACCTATGCCGCCTCGCTCGTGACGGCTGCCGGTGACACGCCCGACGAGGTGACCAAGGCGAACCTGCTGGCCATGATGGCCAAGGTGCCGCAGCACTCGCGTGCTGGTGCCAAGTGGTTCTGCTCGCCGTTCTTCTTCGCGGCGTGCATGCAGAACCTTGACCTGGCCCAGGGCGGGTCGGTGGGTCTGTCGCAGGGCATGGGCCCGACGTTCCTTGGTTCGGAAGTGGTTCTCACCGACCGGCTCCCGAGCGGTGCAGACAGCACGGGTGCCATCATGGCGCTGTACGGCAACATGGCCAACAGCTCCTACTACGGCATCCGCCAGGCCATCGAGATCGCCAGCAGCGATCAGGTGAATTTCCTGTCGGACCAGACCGTGATTCGGGCTGTGGCTCGCGTCGCCATCACGCACGCGAACCTGGGCACCGACACCGTGGCCGGCCCGATGATCGGGCTCGTGGGTGCGTGAGCCTGACGGCTTGACGGGTGTGCAATCTTGAGCGGGCGGCTTCCACGACGGGGCCGCCCGCTCTCTCTTTTGAGGCACGCATGCTAGTCAAGGTCGGTGGCACCGAAGTTGACATCCGAGTGGAGGCCGTGCTTTCCATGCCACGGCTCTCGTTCACGTCCAACCACTTCGCCTGGGCCCAGGCCCTGATGCCGCTTGGCATTCGCCCCACGATGGGCACTGGTGCGTTCTGGGACCAAGTAAACACCCGCGTGATGGAGCAGTTCATTGACTCTTGTGAATATTTACTGGCAATCGATTACGACACATTTTTCACCAAGCAGGACGTTGAGCAGTTGTTCGCCATGGCCATGACGTTTCAGTGCGATGCCATCACTGGCATGCAGACGAAACGAGAAGACGGCCGCCCGATGCTGACGCTCAAGGGCACGCTGGACAATCCGCCAGATGATGGGCACACGCAGGTTCCGAAAGAATGGTTTGCCGAGCCTGTGCAGGAAGTCGATACGGCCCACTTTGGCTGTACCGTCATCAGTACGGCGGCACTCAAGAGAACAAAGAAACCGTGGTTCTGGAGCAAGCCAGACCCGCAAGGCTCGTGGAACGACGGCCGCACAGATCCAGATATCTGGTGGTGGCGAAACTGGCGAGACAGCGGCAACCGCGTCTTCGTCTCGCCGCGTGTCGTTTTGGGCCACGGCGAGTACGTGGTGACGTGGCCCGGCAAACACCTTGCTGCCCCTGTTTTTCAGTGGACTACTGAGTTCACGAACACGGGCAAGCCGCCAGAATCTGCATGGAGTGTGGGCTGATGCGCAAGATTAAGTTCACCCGCGCGTGGCGTGGCTACCGCAAGGGGCAGACCGTAGAGATCTCCGGCGGCTTGGCTACGCAGCTGCTCGCTCAGCGTGTCGCGGTGGAAGACAACCAGCCCTCGCTGATTGAAACGGCTGCCCTCGAGCACGACGCAGAAACCGCAGACGCCACCCCAAAGCGAAGAGGCCGCCGTGCAGTATCGAAGCCTGACTCGACAGACGCCGCCAGCCGTTGAGCCAGTTACGCTCGCGGAAGCCAAGGCCCACCTGCGGGTTGATACGAGCGGCGATGACGCCTACATCGGCACGCTGATCACGGCAGCCCGCGAGTGGTGCGAGCAGTACCTAGACCGCACGCTGGTCAATACGCAGTGGGTGATGCGGTTCGACTCGTTCCCGCCAGACGGCACGCATGACATTGAGTTGCCACGGCCACCCATGGCGACGGCCGGCACGACCACGGCGGTGGCCCTGACGTTCACCTACGAGAACGGCACGACGGCCACCTACTCGACAGCCAGCTACCGCGTGGACCGAAGCAGCACGCCAGGGGCGGTAAAGACTTTGTACGGCCAGACGTGGCCGCCGCACTTGATGGATGACAACGCCATCAGCGTGACGTGGTGGGCCGGCTACGGGGCCGCTGGCGCAAGTGTGCCTGCTTCCATTCGCCACGCCTGCCTCATGCTTGTGGGCTTCTGGTACGAAAACCGCAGCACGGTGCTCGTGGGCAGCATCAGCAAGCAGCTGGAGTTTGCTGTTGAATCGCTTCTCTCGTCACAGAAATGGGGCAGCTACCAATGAGCCTTGAAGGACGCATCAACGTAGACGTGCTGTTCCACGACAAGGACGGCACGGCATCGCTCAAGGTGGTGAGCCTGCAGGACTCGAAAGCCTACACCACTGGCAAGGTTGCGGTGATCACTGGGACGCTGGGCACGGCAAGCTCGACAATCACGCACACTGGCTCGTTTCGTGGTGCTGATGGAGAGTACGTGTCACTCCAGTCTGTGGACTACGCCGTTTTTCGCTTTGACGGCACTGGCGGAAGCTTCAAGCGTCTAGCGATCGGCAACGCCACCATCAGGTCAAACGACAGCATCGTGGCTGCTTCCTGCGTTGGTGGTGACGATACTGGGCAGTTCACAATCAGCGGAAACCAGGGAAGCACGGGCACCTACACCGTCGTGCTCTACGGCACATGATTGACGCCGGCAAGCTCCGCGAGCGAGTGACGGTGCAACAGGCGTCCGAGTCTCGGAACGCTCTTGGTGAAACCGTGCTCTCGTGGGCCACGTTCGCTGAGCGTTGGGCCAGCGTGGAAGGCGTATCTTCCCGTGAGCTTCTGCAGTACGGGCAGCAGCAGATTGAGGTTTCGCACCGCGTCCGCATGCGGTGGCTCGACGGGCTGACGCAATCGATGCGAATCGTCTGGCGTGGCCGCACGCTGGAGATCGTCAGCCTGCTCGAGCACGGGAACCGTAGTGAGCACGAGCTCGTCTGCCAGGAGGCCGCCTAGATGGCCGTTGCTGGCGTCAACCTTTCGCTTGACACGTCCGAGCTGCTGCGGCTGCAGGAGTCGCTCGGCAAAGT